AAAGAAAGTGATGATTAAAGGTGATATTGTTGATGATCAAACAGCCGGTTTCTATCAGTTCTTCGGAATGCCAGCAGTATCACCTTCGGGTGTTGCTGACATTTTAAATGATGACAGTGGCGATGATGATGACGATGGTGATGACGAAGCACTTGAAGTTGATATTGCTTCCAATGGTGGCGATGTTTTTGCAGCTAGTGAAATATACACTATGCTAAAAAATTATGCTGGCAATGTAACAGTTAACATTCAAGGCTTAGCAGCTAGTGCGGCAAGCGTGATTGCTATGGCTGGTGATCATATCAACATTTCACCAACTGCTCAAATTATGATCCACAAGGCTTGGTCACAACCAGCTGGTAATGCTGACGATTTGGAGCATGAAGCCAGTGTTTTAAATGGCATTGATCAATCAATTGCCAGCGCTTATGAAGCCAAAACTGGCATGGATCAAGCTGACTTGCTGCAATTAATGGCAAATGAAACATGGTTAACCGCTAGTGATGCCGTCGATAAAGGCTTCGCTGATGAAATTATGTTTGCTAATGATCAACAATTGCAACCGGTGAATGCCATTTCACACATTCCGCCTAAATCTGCAGTTAATAAGCTAATGAATTTAATTTACAAGGCGGATAAGGATAAAGCTAAGCCGTCTAAAAAAGAAAATACTACTAATGGTCAATCTGCTGAATTACGAAACAGCAAATTGGCTATTTTATTTGAAAAAAATCAAAAGGAGGCCAACTAATGGCTAATATTAACACAATCAACGACGCTTGGATTGCCCAAGGTCAAAAGGTATCAGACTTAAACGACAAATTAAACGCAGCTGTTCTTGACGATAGCTTTGATCAAGACCAATTTAAAGCAATGAAACAAGACCGTGACAATGCGGTTGCCCGTCGTGATGCTTTACATGAACAATTAGAAGAAGAACGTAAAGCTCAAGAAATTGCCAACATGGATGATAAGGAAAAAGCTCCACTTGATGCTAAGGAAAAAGATATCAAGGCTGAGTTCATTAAGAACTTTCAAGGCATGATTAAGGGTGATCCTAAAGTTATGAACTTGGTAACTTCATCTACTGATGAAAGCGGAAACGCAATTGGTTTAACTATTCCCCAAGATATTCAAACAGCCATTAACACATTGGTTCGCAAGTACGATTCATTGCAACAATACGTTAACCGAGAAGCCGTTTCAACTCAATCTGGGTCACGAGTTTATGAAAAGTGGACTGACGTTACTCCATTAGCTGATTTAGATGATGAAACAGCTACTATTGGTGATAATGATGATCCTAAGCTATCTATTATCAAATATACTATCCATCGTTATGCTGGGATTACTACTGCTACTAATTCGTTACTAAAAGATACAGCCGACAACATTTTGGCTTGGTTGTCTGGATGGATTGCTAAGAAAGTTGTTGTGACACGCAATGCTAAGATTATTGCAGCAATGAACGCAGCACCTAAGAAACCTAGCTTAGCTAAGTTCGATGACATTATTACTATGATTAACACTGCTGTTGATCCTGCTATTAAGTCGACATCATTCTTAATGACAAATACTTCTGGTTTAAATGTACTTTCTGAAGTTAAGGATGCGATGGGACGTTACTTATTACAACCAGACCCAACACAACCAGATCAATACTTAATCCGTGGCAAACGAATTGTTGAAGTGGCTGACAAGTGGTTGCCTAACGTTGGAACTACTTCAGCACCAGCTTATCCACTTTACTATGGTGACTTGTCACAAGCGGTAACCTTATTTGACCGAGAAAATCTTTCATTGTTGACTACAAATATCGGCGGTGGTGCATTTGAAAAGGATCAAACTAAGATTCGTGTAATTGACCGTTTTGATGTTGAACCTACTGATGCGGATGCTTTTGTGGCAGGATCATTCAGTGCAATTGCTGACCAACCAGCAAACTTTGCAGCTAGTGCTTCTACAGCAGCAGATAAGTAATTAGTCAATTTATGTCGCCGATAAATACACAGTACAGTTACCATCTGGGCGGCTAAGTAAGGATGTGATAAAGTGGCAGCCAATTTAGAAACATTAAAATCGTCTTTGCGAATTGATGGAGATGATGACGACGAGCTGTTAAAAGGTTATTTATCAGCAGCCACTAGCTACATTAAACAGGCTATTGGGGATGATAATAGCGTTACAGGTTTCTATGAAATGGACGGTGTGAGCAACTTATTTGAAACGGCGGTTTACGCCTTAGCCGGGTCATACTGGTATTACCGTACATCGATTACTTCAAATACTGTTAATCCAGTTGACTTAGTTTTAGATTCAATCATTGGTCAATTGCGAGGTCTGTATAGTCAAAAGCAGGATGAGGTGAGCGACAATGGCAATTAATAAGTTAACTCCAGTTGATTTTAACCAACGGATACAAATTGGCACGGTTAAAACTGTTCAAAACCCTATTAATGGAACAAGTAAACAGGAATTTGTTAGCCAGTTTAGTTTATACTGTGCACCCTATACACGATCAATTGCATCTTCGTATCAACTTACAGCTGAACAATTGGAGCAAGTAGTGGTCATCATTAGGCATAATCCTAAAGTTTATGAAGGCATTAAATGTCAGTATAAAGGTAAACTTTACGATGTTATCAATGACAGCATAGATGATTCTAGTAATTATTTATCTTGCGATTATTTGACGCTCAAACAGGTTACTAAGGGGGCTTAGCCATGGCAAACGATAACATAGTCGACCAATTAGAAGACTGGCTTAAAGATGTCCACAAGCTAGTCCCTAACGAAGCTGAACAGGAGCGGATAACCAAAGTCGGAGCTAAGAAACTAGCTGATAACTTGACGGAAGTCACGCGGAAGAAACATTACAGCTCACATAAAGACGAGAAGTACGGACATATGGCTGACAATATAAGCTATAACAGCAATGATATAGATGGTGAACATGATGGCAGTTCAATTGTCGGGTGGACTAACAAGTTCCATGATATGAATGCCAGGCGGTTAAATGATGGGACTAAGCACATTAAGGCTGATCACTTTGTTGATGATAATTTAGCTAACTCACAAGATGATGTATTTAACGCAATGCTAGAGGAGTATAAGAAAGGGGACGATGACTAGTGCTATTACCAGTATCACAAGTATCCAGCCTAGTTAACGCCCTCAAATTTACGTGGCTCGATAAAGTATACCTTAATGAAATACCTAATGAAGATTTAGACAACAGTGATACTACAGTCATGCTATTACAAGAGACCGATTCAAGTCCGGCCTACCATGCAAACAGTACGTTTAAAGGCCTAGCAATGGGTGTTGAAATTCAAATATTTTATAAGATTGACCTAGCCGATGACTTTAATCCGATTGAAGCTGAGATAGCTTTGATGAAAACTCTTAAAGATGCTGGCTGGTTAATTGTATCTAGTCAGCACCACACAACTGATCCAAATACCAACCAATTGACCAAAACAATTTACGTAACTAAAAATGAAATGATATAAAGGAGAGATTTATAAATGTCAAAACATAATATTGTTAAAGCAACTTTTGCTTTACTAGACGATAACGGTGACTTAATTAAAGACGCTGCCAAAGGCCTATCTACTGACGGAATCTATGTTGCCGATCATAATGGCGAAGGTTTCAGTCAAATCAACGTATCTGCCATCGAAGCAGCTGGAACTCCCGGATGGGGAAATGGACAAATCAAGCGTACGGCTTATGGTAAGTCTATGCCTACACTAGCTTTAACCGCTTTAGACTTAGACTTTAAGATTAATCAAATGCTTAAAGGATTTACACAAAGTGCTACTACAGGTGCATGGGTACGTCAATTACCTAAACCACACGTGGCGATGATTGCCGAATCACAATCACTAGACGGTGATATCTCAATCTATGAATGTTTCAACAATATCGAATTCGTTGAAGAAGCATCTAACAACTCAACTGATACTAACAGTGAAGCTGCTTACTCAACTGCCTTAAATGGTACTGTTTTAACACCATTGAAACCAAACATTTTCTTAGCTGCCAATGGTGTACAACAACCTTACATGATTGCAAAATCAAATGACGCTAACTTCAGCTTAGACAAACTTTATGCTGAAACATTTGGTGGCTATACTAAGCCAACAAGTGCAGCTTCTAGTTCAGCACCTAGTGTAGCCTCTAGTGCAGCACCTAGTTCAGCTTCTAGTGCAACTTCTAGTGCAGCACAATAGTAACAATTAAAAGGCTTCCCTCAAATGGGTGGCCTTTTTACATAACTAAAATAAAGGGGTACAAATTACTATGAAAATTAACGCTAAAAACTACTTTAAAATCAATAAGACGGCCAATGTAACACCAACTAACAATATCATTCGATTAGCTACTAAGGTTCAAATTGGTATGTTGGAATCACAAGATACTGAAAAAGAAATCACTGAACTAGACGCCATGAAAAATGGCTTAGAATTGCAAGATGACATGGCCGACTTTGTGCAACGTGTAATGAGATACACTGATCAACAGATGGAAACGATTAACGATACCATCTCAGTTGAACGGTTTGGCGAAGGTGTTGGTTACCTAATTATGCGTTTAAATGGTATTTCAGACGCTGATATTAAGTTGTCTGAACAGAAACAACGCAAAGCCATTGAAGACGCTAAGTCGTCAAAATAAGCCGGCACAAGCGTAACGGTGAGCTTAAAAAGGAAATCCTAAAGTTGAAAAACCAACAGGAAGACTTCAACTTGCTAGCTCAACAATTATTAACTGAGGGGCTATCACCAAAAGAATTTGATGATAGTTCCTTTTTTAATACAATGGCGACTTTGAATGCTCGTAAGAAGGAAGATCGTGCTGAACTAGTCGACCCGCTCGAAGCCATTAGTCAAACATATGGCTTATAGCGCTTGTGCCTAAAAGGAGGTTAAAAAATAATGGCTAAAAAAGTAGTTGGTCGTGAGATGACCAGTAAGGTTGGCTTAGATTCAGCAGAAGCTGTTAAATCACTCAAGCAGTTAACCGCTGAGGTTAAAGCTAACACTAGTGGATGGAAAGCCCAAGAGACGGCATTAAAGTCAGCGGGTGAGTATCAAAAGGCCGCAGCAGCTAGGGTAGACGGACTAGCTAAATCAATGGAAATGCAGAAGGCTAAAATTGATGAGTTAAAGTCCCGCCAATCAGGCCTAAATAGAGATACTAAAAGCGGTGAAGAACAATATTTAAAGCTGACTGACCAGATTAACAAGGCTAGTCGGTCATATGACAGTATGGGTGGTCAGTTAGACCGGGCTAAGTCAAAATTACAGTATTATAATAGCGGACTTGCAGACTTACAAAAAGGTTATAAACAGAGTACAGCTTTAAGTGAATCCTATGTGAAGCGCCTAGAAGCCGAGGGTAAGTCAGCCGAAGCTAACAAGGCTCGTTTAGGTGGTTTAAAACAGGCCTATTCGAACATGGAAGCCCAGTACAAGGCGCAAACTAACGAACTGGAACGGATTAAGACGGCCAGTGGTGCTACTAGTGATGCTTATAAACGTCAGCAAGTGCGGGTTAATGAGACTGCCACAAGCATGGCTAAGCTCAAAAGTGAAACTAATGAATTAGATTCAGCCATGAAGAAGTCTAATGCTAGTGGCTTCACTAGGATGCTAGATTCCGCCAAGTCTAAACTAGGCTTAGTCCGAGATGAAGAAAAGAAAACTAAGGACGATACCAAACATTTTGCCATTGGAGCTGCGATTGGTAACACAATCAGCAATGCTGCATCTAGTGCAATTGGCTACATGAAAGGGGTTACCAAACAAGGTTATGAACTAGCCGAAGCTGGAGGCACGATTAAGAAGCAGTGGACAAACTTAGGTTTATCCGATGCAGATGCAACTAAAATGACCAAGCAAATTGGTGATATTAGAAGTAAGGCGAACATGTCCGGCGGTGCTATTGATCAAATGCAAAAGAAATTCTATGCGATGACCAACAGCACCACTAAAGCTCGTGACATGACCGAGGTATTAGCTAGTTATGGTTCAGCCGCAGGTAAATCCGGCGACCAGATAGCCCAGTTGAGTAAAGGGGTAGCCAAGTTAAGTGGTAGTTCTAAAGTAACAGCCAGCCTATTTAAGCGTAACTTTAGCCAAGTACCTGAACTGCAAAAGGCCATCATTAAAGCTAGTGGTATGTCAACAGATGCCTTTAACAAGCAGTTGGCAGCCGGTAAAATTACTGGTACTCAATTGCAAGGCTATATGGTCAAGGCTGCTAAAACAAGTGGTAAAGCATGGTCAGAATTTGGAGATACAACTAAGGGTAAGATGGCCGCCATTCAAGGTACCTACACCAACTTGAAAGTAGCGTTTGCCAAGCCTTTAGTTGCTGGCGTCGAAAAAGCTATTGATGGGATTTCTGAGAAGAAGGGTGCTTTAGATAATGTTAAGAAGTCTTTAAACACCCTAGTTGGAACACTTGGTAAGAAAACCGGTCAGTATGTTGGTAATGTTATCAGTTTCTTAGCCAAGAATGAAAAGCCAATTGAGAAGACTGGCGGTGCGATTGCTAGTATTGTTGGTAGCTTAGCTAAGGGTGTATGGTCAGCTGTAGCTGGTACTTTAAAGCTGATAGGCGGGCATTCTAAGGACGCCTCAAAAGGTATGAATGGAGTGGCTGACGCTACTGCAGCCATTGCCAAGCATAAAGGTGCCGTTGAAACCCTAGGCAAAGCTATTGTAACTTATTTTGCCATTTCTAAATTAGCAGGTATTGGTAAGGCATTCCTAGGGATTGGTAGTGGTATTGGTAAAACAATTGACTTTATTAGGTCGCTAAGCAAGGAAAAAAGGCTAGCTGCTAAAGCTGATAAAGAAGAAACGGCCGCTCAATGGTTACTCAACGCAGCCATGGACGCTAACCCCATTGGAATTGCTGTGGTTGCCTTTGCGGCTTTTACGGCTGGACTAGTGTTAGCTTATAAGCACATTAAGCCGTTCCGTGAATGGGTTAACAAGGCGTTTAAATCAGTGGCTAACTTTGGCAAAGGCCTCGCTAAATGGGGATCGAATGTCGGCAAGTCGGTAAGTAAAGCACTAGGCAACATGTCGAAGAAATGGAATGGTTTTAGAAAGAGCTTTGGAAAGAGTTGGAACAGCCACTGGTCAAGCACCGGTAAGTCACTTAAAAACAGTTGGAACGGTTCATTAAAGCATACTAGAGAATTCTTTAGTAGTATGGGTAAGAAGTGGGATAGCTGGAAGTCTAGCTTTAGAAAGAGTTGGAACAGCCACTGGAATGATATACGTTCCAACCTGCATGGTTACTGGAATAAGTCCTATAAGCATACCAGAGATTTCTTTAGCAGCATGGGATCAAAATGGGTTGGCTGGAAAAAGAGCTTTGCACATAGTTGGAATAGCCACTGGGACACAATGCGGTCTAACCTGCACAGTTACTGGAACAAAGACTTGAGTCATACTAGAGTATTCGGTCGTTCAATGGGTAGTTGGCTATCAACATTCAAAAGTTCATTCAAATCAGGCTGGTCTAGTTTAGGTTCCGGCGTTGAAAACATCTTCAAAGGTCTTTGGAAGAATCTAAAGGGGCTTGCTAGAGATGGCATGAACGATGTCATTGACCTTATCAATGGTGGGATTAATGCGGTTGATAGTGTTATCCATACGTTTGGTGGTAAGAGCAAGACCATTGGTAATTTAAGCCATGTTCATTTTGCCCAAGGTACTGGTATGTTTAGTGGATCACGTAATCCAATTACACGTCCTACCATGGCAATGCTAAATGATGGTAATGATAGTCCCCAAACTGGTAACAAAGAAATGGTCGTGCTACCTAATGGCGATTCAGGCATTGTTCAAGGACGTAACACTAAGATGATGTTACCCGCTGGATCAGAAGTGCTGAATGCTAGTGAGACAGCCATGTTAATGGCAATGCAAGGAGCTACCAAGTACGCAAAAGGTACTGGATTCTTTGGTGATATTTTAAACAGTGTCACTAGTGGTATCTCAGGCGTAACTAACTGGGTTGGTAAAAAGGTCGGCAGTTTAGAGAAGTTCTTCAAGACTGCCACTAACATCATTGCACACCCAATTAAATCACTTGAGAATCTATTTAGCTGGTCTTCTAAGGGCGTTTCAGGCGTCATGAGTAACATTGGCCACGGTCTATTTAGTGGCGTTGAGAAGCAAGCTACCGATTGGTGGAAAACACTTTGGTCAATGGTTGATCTTGACGGTAGTGGTGGCATGGGTGGACCTTGGGCGAAAGCTCCCGGCAGAGGTTGGACGCTAACTTCAGGATTTGGTAATCGTGGAGCAGTATCAGGTGGTTTTTCTGCACATGATGGTGACGACTTTTCTGGTGGTAAGACTGTCCATGCTATGCACCCTGGAGTTGTTTGGCGCGTTGGTGGTGCACCAGCTGGTTGGGGCGGTGCTAACGGGATTGGTCAATCAATTGTTACTAAAGCTAAGGACGCCTTCGTTATCTATCAAGAGCTTAATGGTAAGTATAATAGCGGTGCGGATATCTTAGTTAAAAAGGGTGACACAGTCAAAACTGGTGATGCTATTGCTAAATTAGGGTCTAGCGGCACCCACGTTCATGTCGGTGTTTCAAAATCAAATCCATTTAGCCACTCGGGGTCAACAACAGCTGGTTGGCTAGACATTCTAAAAATGAAGGCAAGTTCTTCAGATGAAAAGGACACTTCAGCTAGTTCAGCTTTGCAAAAGTTAGTTAAAAAACAAGTTGGTGGTGGATTCTGGAAGTTTATTAGTAAGATTGCCAGCATGTTTGGTAGTGATGGTGGAAGTGGTGATTCGCCTTCTGGGCATATGAGTATGAGTGAATTTACTAGTATTGCTAATCAAGCTGCTAGAATTGGTGGGGTTAACTTGTCGGCTAACGATATCAAGAGATTGTATTGGCAAGCACATGTTGAATCTGGTGTTAATCCTGCTACTGGTGGCGGTTATGATGACCATGACGGTACAGGATTACCTGTTGGATTATTCCAGTATAAAAAAGGCACATGGAATGCATGGGCTAAGGCTGGTCACAAGAATATTCATTCAGCACTCGATCAAGTCATAGCTGTTATCCGTGATAGTAATTGGCGTAGTGATTTAGCTCCATATGGAGTTACTCGTGGCTGGGGTCCGTCTGGTCATAAGGCATTTGAGAACGGTGGCATTATCAATACTAACCAGCTAATCGAAGTTGCTGAACATAATAAACCCGAAATGGTGTTACCATTGACTAATAAATCACGGGCTAACCAATTAATCACCCAGGCTAACCAAATTGTAAATGGCAACAATGGTAGCCAAGTTACATCTACCAATAATGAAAGCAATAAAAAGCTTGATAAACTAATCAGCCTAATGTCTGCCATCTTAGGCAACATGGGTAATGTACAAGCCGTTATTGCTAAGTCTGACGTGGTTAATGCCGTTAAATCTGACAGCAAAACAGCTTCGCAGTATTCACAAATGATGGGGTACTAATCAAAGGGTTGTCCTTAATTGGACGCCCTTTTTACATAACTAAACTTAAAAGGAGGTTAAATCGTGACCTTACAACGAGATGATTTTGAATATGCTGGCTTAAATAGCCGAAAAGATTTACAAGTTGAGATGGGTAACGTGGTATTACCTAGCGCTCCAGCCATGGCTGAACAAGTGACTGACATACCGGCCATGTATGGTAACCAATTTAATGGTACTGACTTTACCAGCCGGACGATTAGTATACCGGTATCCATTTACTGCGCTGATAATCAAGACAAATTTAATCAGAAAATGCACAATTTAAGCGGGTTGCTGTTAAGTGATGACCCTAGTGATAATGGTAAAGAATACCCACTAGTATTTGGTTTTGAACCTAAAGTAACATATTGGGGACATATTACCGCAATTAGTGATCCAGCTCCAATTAACCCGGGGATGTATGACATGACGCTTACGATTACCTTTGTACAGTCTGACCCACGTGCAACCCTGCCACAAGTTCAGAAGCCTTTAAATAACGGCTTAAACACGATTACTGTTGATGGCACTGCACGAACAGCACCGGTTGTTCAAGTTATACCTAAACGGCCGTTAAAATACATTGGTTTCAATCTTAATGGCGGTCAGTTTGGTTTAGGGCCGGAAGCTCCTAATGATCAAGCTAGTGCTATTCAACCCGATGTTCCAGTAATCAATGATCCTATTGCTAGTATGGGAATGTGGACTAACGATGCTAATGCCATTAGTGGTATTAAGACCGATGATAAGTACAAGTATCAAGGTAGTGCTGAAATAAATACGGATACAACCGTCATGAAAGTGGCAATTGTGAATGGTCTCAAAGACTTTGGGAAAATGCCAACTAGTTCGAATGATGTCGCTTGGCTAGGCCCAACTTATCGGTATACTGGGATAACTCAGGCTTTAACCAACTATCGTGTTCGTGCTGGGTTACACCATATGCGATATTCAGGCACTCATAACGGGCGGGCAATGGGAAAAGCACAATTTTCATTGCTCGATGCTAGCGGTAATACGATTGGCCGTTTTGTCATTGGCGACCATATGCAAGGTGGTAAGACCTATGTGGCGTTGCAGTTGTGCAAGCCGGGAAGTACATTTGATGATGGCAACTACAAAACACTTTACTGGGGATATGGCCCAAGTGGTGCATTTACCAATAAAAAAGACGAAAAAGTTAAGATTAAAACTGGAACAACTACTAAAACAGTGACTAAAATCAGCAGGTCTAAGCGTGGCAAGGTGACGAAGAAATCAATCAAAGAGACTGTGGATAAGTATATTACAACCGTTAATAAAGAAGAAAGAAACTGTTTAACCAATGCTTGGGTATTTATGGACTTGACGAAAGCTGGCAATGTTTATACGTGGGAATTGCATCAATATAGTCTCTATGATGGTCATCCTTATCGCAATCGAAACAAGTATTTAATTGCGAGTGGCCGTTGGGTAGATACTAACAATGAATATGAGTCAGCCTTAGGCGGGTTTGGTCAAACATTCCTCAAGCATCCTATCACGGAAGACATTAACAAAGTACCCTACACGGCACCTTATATGACTCTCACCGATTTACAAGTCTGGCAACACACCCAGCCACAACCTAATGAACCTACTTATATTGCCAATGCAGGGGAAGAAATTGTTATGGATTGTGAGACTGATACCGTGACCGTCAATGGACGCTTGGTATCGCCGGTATGGTCAACCGATTATCCGCAATTAAGACCGGGTGTTAATGGGCTAACTATGGTTGGCGACCTAGATGACGCTCAAATGACACTGAAATATCTACCAAGGATACTATAACAATACTAAAGGCTGCCCATTAAGGGTGGCCTTTTTACATAAATAAAACAAGGAGGTTAACAGATGGCTTTAAATAACCAGTATTTAATCCTAGATTCGAATTTAAAGCGGATTGGTACACTGACTGTTGATGGTGCCACTAAATTTTCAAACGACAGCGTTAAAATCCAACTCGCCGATGCAGACACAACTAGTACATCCTACGATGATGACGCCAATGTAGGAACTAAGGACAGCTACACCGGCACTATTAATCTAAATGCTCAGTCTAAAAAGTTCGACCACCAAGGATCTTTAGACGTGCTTCAAGGTCAGCCGGATTCAGACAAAGTAGTTGCTGGCAACAATCTCGCTTATTATGATGCCTTGTCGGGTCATTGGTATGTGATGCACATTTACAGTGTTGAGGAAAGTAATACGGCTACTACTAAGCATGTCACGACCGTTAACTTTACTAATTTGTGCCTATTTACGTTGGCTCATCATTATCCGGTTGCAATGGCTGATTCAGATACAGCTATCAAGGCTGCTTTTACAAATGTGTTTAGTGATACCGGATGGGCGCTCAAATTTAACACAACCAATGCAATGACTCCGCATATCTCAATTGATGGAAAGACTAAAGCGTCAACACTATTACAAACGCTATTACAGACCTATAACGTGGAAGTCGATTGCTACGTTGAGATTGACTCACAAGGTAACGTTCAATCGAAAATTTGTGAAATTGTCGATCAGTTGAATGCCGATAAGGTTTATAACGAAGCAATCTTCGGCAAAAATATTACTAGTATTAAACGGACAACCGTATCAACGCCCGTGACTAAGCTGATTCCTTATGGGCTTAACGGTAGCACGATTGCATCGGTCAATGATGGTAAGCCCTATATCGTTGATGATGAGGCTAATCAGAAATATAATCCTGATTGGCAAAGTGGACTGTATTACGAGGGTATTATTACTGCTAATACCATTGACCATGCGGCTGGTTTGAAGTCGTGGGCTGAACAGATGTTACAACTTTTCAATCATCCTAGGACGTATTATGAGGTTAATGTGACGCCAACTTTTAACCCACCACTAGGTGCTACCATTCGCTTTAAGGATGACCAAATCACGCCAGTCCTAGATGCCAGTGGTCGGGTAATCCAACGAACAGTTTCTTTTGCCAATCCATATGGTAATACCGTTGGCTTTGGTGAATACGTCACGGTGCCAGTTGCCACTCCGGCTTGGTTGCAAGGATATCAAAGTGCCATTAGTAGTGCCCTTGAAAAAGCAAGGGAGGACGCCAGCTCGGTTAAACCGGTTGCGTTAACCCCTGACGGCAATAACTTCACTGATACCACCCAGACTAAGCGGTTAATCTTACAAGTTTGGGAAGGCAACACTAATATTTCAGCCTATATTGATAACAAGGGTTTTATTTGGCATCGTTATAATATTGATGGCACCCTTGATACTAGTTTTAATCAAACTGGATATTTATTACAAGCAGCATATAATTCCGTTGGCACGCTACACGGAACTATT